ATCGGTGGGGCCCCTGCATGGCGGCGCCGGACAGGACGGCGTCCCGCCCAAGCCTTACTTGAGAACGGCACCGTGGTTCTCGTGCTCGAGCCATGCGCTGCGCGCTCCGCGAAAGCCAGAGCAGCAATCCCTGACCGAGAATCGTGTAAGAAGCTGAGGATGGACGCGAACAGCCAGCACCCGGGGGCGAGCGGAGCGAGACCTTGTCCTGGAGAGCCGCAGGCGGGGCCGTCTCCGCGCGCTCGGCGCATGATCCAGAGGATCGAGGAGAGGCTCTATCCTCCGCCGGAACTCGTCGAACTCTACCGGCGAACCGGGGTGACGTCCGAGATGGCCGAGACCCGCGCTCGGCAGGTCTGGCGGCGCATCGGCCGGCTCGAGGCGTTCAGAGAACTGCAATCCGACCTCTACGAAGAGGTCAAGCGCGTCGCCTCAATCGCGCGGGGAGAAGTCTCCGTCCTCGCACAATGGAACAAGATGGTCTTCGACTACATGATGGTCGCTGACGATGAACGCTCGATCGTCCACATGTTCGAGATGCTGCGGCGCGCCAACGGGCATGACTCCTCCACCGTCAAGCACGAGCGCAAGCTGCCCGACGAGGCGACCATGCAGAAGTGGAAGCAGGAAATGATCGACGCCGGCATCCTCGACCTCGAACGGGTGTCCGACACGCCGCTCAAACTGATCGAAGGCAGAGTGGTAGACCGTGGCGCTGACCAGCAAAACGGCTCAGTCGCTTGAGGTCCTGCGCGCCAAGATCGCGCACGAGACCTCCACCCTCGCGCTTGTAGAGCTGCGCGCCGCCTGGGAAGCGTGGAACTGGAAGGCGGCGCAGGAGGACCCCTGGTACTTCCTGACCCACCTCGCCCTCACCCGCAACGAACTGGCGAAGGAGGGCGAGGAGTACCGTCCGTTCCCGCAGAAGAAGTACCTGCGGATCATGCTCGATCAGTGGCTCTCGACCGATGCCAAGAGCGCCGACAAGATCCACGTCATGCTGAAGTCGAGACAGGTCATGGCGTCGTGGTTCGCCTGCGCCATGCTCCTGTGGCACGCGATCACCGGCAAGGCCGTGCGCTGCGGCTGGCAGGGCAAGAAGGCCGAAGACACCGATCAGATGTTGAAGCGCATCTTCGGCATGTGGGAGCGCCTGCCGGCCGTGGCGCGGGAAGAGGCTCCCTGCGAACCGCGCTTCCTGCACCTGCGCTTCCCCGACAACGACTCCGACATCCACGCCATCCCCCAGGGAGAAGCCCAGGTCCGACAATACACCTGGCGCTACTTCGTCTCCGACGAGATGGCCTACCAGGAAGACGCAGGACAGGCCTACTTCGCCCTGCTGCCGGCACTGGGCGAGCGCGGGATGCTCTGGATCATCTCCACCGCCGCGCCGGGGTTCTTCGAGACGCTCTACAAGGCCCCGATCAGGATCGAGTCCTATCAGGAGCCCATGAAGGGCATGAAGATCTGGCAGACGCGGACGAACACCACCGTCTGCGATCTGAACTGGCGCGCGGACGAGGACCACGACGAGGCGTGGGCGAACGCCCAGGCCGCGAAGTACAACGGCAGACAATCGGACGTCTGGCGGCAGGAATACGAGGGCGACTTCGCCGCCCGCTCCGGCGGCCTCGTCTTCCCCCACTTCTCGCTCGCCAAGCACGTCATCCCGCCGCTGGATCCCGCCCTGATCGCGGAATGGCCGAAGTGGCGGGTCATCGACCCCGGCTACCACAACGCCTGCGCGGTGGGCTGGTATGCCGTGAACGACGGCACGCTCTACCTCTACCGCGAACTCTACGAGGTCCAGCTCGAGGTCCCGCGCATCGCCGAGAAGGTGAAGGCCCTCTCCGGCAAGGAAACCTACGAATACACGCTGATCGACCCCTCGGCGTTCGCGTACACGCTCGCCGGCTCGGGACGCTCGATCGCAGATCTCTTCGTCGCGGCCGGAGTGCGCGTGAACCCGGCCTACCGGGCCGGGCGCAAGAAGGACCAGATCCCTGCCGCCGCCGCCCTGATCGCGCTCGACGAGAACATGCAAACGCGGTTCAAGGTGACCTCGGACTGCGAGAACTTCATCAGCGAGATCCAACGCTACCGCTGGAAGACCCGTCGCTCCGATGAGCAGCCGCAGACCGAGGAGCCGGTCAAACGGGATGACCATATGATCGACACGTTCCTATACATCTGCGCCTCGGTCGATCCGGCTACCGCCGCGCCCAGGAAGACGGCCGCCGCGGAAAGGTGGTACTCTCAGGCCACGAGATTCCTGGTACCCGGCGGCGCGAACGCCATGAGAGGCGATTGGGAGGAACCATGAACGTCACCGCATCCGAGATCGTGCTCTCCCTGCTGCTCGCCGTGCTCGTGCTCTCCTCGGCGTGGAGCACGCGCGTCTTCATGCGCGAGATCATGCGCCTCATGGCGCAGACCGATGAACGCATCAAGTCCTTCATGCGCAACAGCGACAAGGTGCTCGACCGCTGGATGGCGATGACGGCGCCCAACAACTACGGGAACATGCGCGACAGGTCGGGATTGGTCGAGGGTGCGCAATACGCGACTCGCCAGCACTTCGCGGAAAGCCCCGGCAGTGACGGCCCCGCTCCCTCCGCGGCCGCAGACAAGGCCAGGGAGGCCCGTGAAGCCATCCGCGCCGAGGCCGAGCGCCCGGTTCTCACCACGCTCGACTTCGACCGCAACGGACCCGCGCAATGACCGACCTTGGGCTGGACAACCCGTTCCTGCGCACCGTCGGCCCGCGGGCACAGGGAGAGCAGCCACGGGACGTAAGGCTTGCCGGCTGGGGTCAAGCCTATCAGCAGGCCGCCATGCAGCATGCGCAGGATGCCGCGACCAGCATGGCGCTGCGCAACGCGCTCGCGGCGCAGGCTCAAGACAACCTAGAAAGCACCGCGAACGTTGGCGCCGCCCTCCTCGTCAAGACCGGCAAGCAGCTGGTCACGAACTGGATGGCAAGCTCCGCGGGACCGACCATCTCCACCGCGACCGCGACCGCAACCAATGAAGGCGCAGCTCTCGCCACCCTATTGAGCCAGAGCGAGATCGGCGCCACGCAGGCCGCTACCAGTGTAGCCGGGTCCACACTAAGCCAGGTTGCAGGCGTGGCCGGGCCGGTGCTTGGCGTGGCCTCAACCCTCTACGGCTCCTATCAGGGCATCGAACAGGGACTCAAAAGCGCGAGCGACATCAACCGGGTCATTCGCCAGAACCCCAACATGCCAGAGTCCAAGGTCGATGATCTGCGCCAGAAGGCGTTCAACCGCCAGATGGTCTCAAGCGGGACCGGCGCAGCATCGGGCGCGCTTGGTGGCTTGTCGTATGGACCCGTTGGAGCCGTCATCGGCGGCATCCTCGGGGGTGCAGGAGGCGCACTGGGTGCCTCGCGTACCTACAAGGACTCAAGACACCCTGCCAAAGACACGGCCATGGCGCTCGGGCGCTTCATGCGCAACCCGTTCAAGAAGTAAGCCGCGCAGGCTTTACAACCTGGATAGGGTGGGATAGAAACCCGACCCGGTGAACGTACTCACCCACCCGCGCGACCTGCGCCGCTCCCAGACGGCGCCGTACAGCCCATCCGATGAGGAAAAGGCCGCGCTGGCCGAACTCGACCGTCGCTTCGCCCCCTCCGACCCGCTGCGGCTGCGGCTCGAGGCCCAATGGGAGGTCAATCGCGCCTTCGTCGCGGGGTATCAGTTCTTCGACGTGGACCCGGTCTCGCGCTCCCTCGTGCGCCCCACGGCCTCGACTCTGCGCTGGCGCTCCCGCCTCGCGCACAACCTCTGCCGCCCGTACACCCGTCAGGAAATCTCCAACATCGGCTCCTTCCGGCCGCGCTTCAAGTCCCGCCCCAAGACTACCGACCCCGAAGACCTCCAGGCCGCCAACGTCGCCGAGAAGGCCCTCGCCCACTACTGGGACTTCCTGCGGATGCCGCAGAAGAAGTGGGAGCTGCTCCAGAGCCTGAAGACCACCGGCAACGCCTTCCTCGCTGTCGGCTGGGACCCCCATGGCGGCGAAATGATCGCCGAGCCGCGCCAGATCATGACCACGGATGGCGAGATCCTCGAGGTGGAGGACGTCGAATGGGACGGCGAGATCGAGACCGAGGTGCTCTCCCCCTTCCACGTCTTCGTGGACACCTATGCCACGCGGCCCGATGACCTGACCTGGTGGATCGACGCCCGCCCGAGACGGATCGAGTGGGTCGAACGCCACTTCCCCGACAAGGCCGCGATGGTCCCGCCCGGGATCATCCGCGACGGCTACGGCCGCGACCGCAGCCGGTGGTTCTTCCACCGCCTCGGCATGTTCGGGGGAGGAGACAGCTCAAGCGGCAGCGAGGAATGGCGTAACTGGTGCTTCGCGCGCCGCCTCGTCGAGACGCCGTCGATCTACTACCCGCGCGGCCGGCTGATCATCGAATGCAACGGTGTGGTCCTCTTCCTCGGTGACAACCCCCACCCATCCGGCAAGCGCTCGCTGATCTGGATCCGCGACGAACTGAACATGGACGGCCTCTACGGCCAGCCCAACCTCGACAACATGGTGCCGCTCCAGCGCACCTACAACCGGGTCCAGAACAAAGAGATCGAGCACGTCGTCAAGACCGCCAATGCGGCGCTTCTCGAACACCGCACCAACGGCCTGCCCGATACCGCCTTCATCACCGAGATCGGCGAGCGCGTGAAGTGGAACGGCATCGAGCGCCCAAACTGGCTGGCCCCGCCCCCGCTGCCGGCGAGCATCCCCGACCTGCGCTCCTCCGTCATCGCGGACTTCGACCGCGTGACTTCCTCCTTCGGCCCCGGACGCGGCCAGTATTCCGGCAAGATCTCCGGCCGCGCCTACCTGTCCCTGATCGAGCAGGAGAACCAGAACCGCAGCCCCGTCATCGAACGCATGGTGGATGGCTTCACGGAGTGGGGGACGCTGGTGCTCGAATACCTCCAGCGTTACGCGATCGAGGACCGTCTCATCAAGATCGTCGGGCGCGGCAACCAGTTTGACGTGGTCGAGTTCAAGGGCGCCGACCTGCTCGGGAACACGGATGTCTCGATCGACGTGGACTCGATGCAGCCCAAGAGCAAGGCGATGGCGCTTGAGCTGCTCGCCATGCTCGCGCCCGGCGAGCGCTGGCTGAGCGCCGCGGATTCCCAGGACCGCGTGCGCGTGTGGCGGATGCTGGGCATGGAGGACGACAGCCGGCTGGCCGATGACAAGTCGATCGACGAGCGCGAGGCGATGCTCGAGAACCGCAGGATGCTGCTCGGCGAGGCCATCGAGCCGCCCACGCCCTACCAGGATCAGGATGTCCATCTCGTCACGCACAACAAGATGCGCAAGAGCGACGAATACAAGAATGCGCCGCCCATCATCCGCGCCCTGATCGACGGCCACTGCCTCGGGCACTACCAGATCGCCATGCCCACCGCCGGCGCGTCCCTGCCGCCGGGGATGCCGCAGGCGGGGCTCGTGCCGCCGGAAGAGACCAACTTCGAGGGCGAAGGTCCGCCGCAGAGGGGTGCCGGCCCGCCGCCAGGGCAACCCGCCCCGGAGTCGCGCGGACTTCAACCATTCTCCTGAGCAAGGGATCTCATGGCAGTCATCAACCTCACCGTCGAACCGATCCTGGATCCCTCGGGTCGCTCCGTCATCGTCCAGTACGACAACGGCCTGCGCGAGGCGTTCGCCAAGATCACGATTCCGGCCGGCACGACCTACTCGACCACGGATCGCTGCCTGCTCGTGCATTCCGACACCAACACCGACTTCTCTCGCGCCTACGGCGGGGCGAAGAACGTCGTGTTCTTGATGCCGAGCAACGACGTCGCCACGGCGGCGCTCGCCACCGGGAAACTGGGGATGTCCCTGCTGTCGAACCAGCGCGTCCAACTGCGCACTCGCGGCAACAACGGCACCTCCATCGTCAATGACAACGAGGTGAACAACGGGACCGCCTTCGCCGCAGCGTGCAACGGCGAGGCCAGAATCCTCTACCGCGAGCGCAACTGACATGATGAACGTGAGCAAGCTGAACGACCTGGGCGCGAGCGGGGCCAACCCGTCCGGCGCCGACACCATCCTCCAGTATGGCGATGGCCTGATCGGCGGCGTGGCCTTGATCACGTTCGACGCGACCGCCGTGGGCGGCATCGCCGGAACGACCTACGACCCGACCAATCACCTCACCACCAGCTTCCGGCACACGCCGGAGGGATTCTCCACCTTCAACAACTGGGGCTTCAGGTTCGTCGAGAATGCCGAGTGCTTCGGCTCCTCCTCGGACACGCAAGTACCCACCGGCAAGGTGAAGGTGGTCTTCAACCGGTCCGGGCAGTATCTCGAACTGCGCAGCGTCGGCGGCAGCGGCGCCGACCCGATCGTGCAGGAGAACGAGACCGAACTGCTGGGAACGGCTGGCATCCTCAACAACCTGTTCTTGACGTGCGTGCTGTTCGGGCGCGGCACGACGAAGGTGCATTGACATGGCAGCCACGGTCACCGCGATCAGCACCACCACGTGCGGCGCCGACGTGCGCTGCCGCGGGACGATCACCTGGGGTGGCGCGGACACCTATCTGACCGGCGGCATCGGCGAGAACGCTGATGCCAACGTGCGCGCACGCCGGCTCATGGGCCAGTTCCGCCTCGCCTTCGGCATCAACACGGTGCGCGCGATCGCCTTCATGGGCGGCATCTCCGATGCCCAGATCGCCACCGGCGAGGCCGCCGCGCGCTACGTCCCGACCAACGGCGCCATCAAGCTGTTCTTGCTCGGGCGCACCACGGGATCCCCTGGCGTCGCGCAGCCGTCCGAGACGGAGGTTGCCAACGCCACCTCCGTCAACGCCGGCCGGCTCGAGTTCGTGGCGATCTGCCGCGGCGGCGGAGCCAGCTCCCCGTCCGGCCGATACACCTGACCAAACGGGCCAACCGGGCAATCGGGCCCAGGCGCCCAGGAGAACACGACATGGTAGACGAGAAGAAGTACGAGGCGATCGTAGCCAAGGCGCTTGAGGGAGAGCGTGAGCCAGCTCCAGGCGCGCCCACGCCTCCCGATCCGGAGAGCGAGAGCCCCCCGGAACAGAGCGAACAGGGCGGCGAGGACAAGGCGGCAAAGGCCGAGCATGACCCCTACTCCGCCCTCAAGGAACTCGGCCTCAGCGCCGAGGAGATCCGCGAGCTGGTGGAGACCGGGCGTAACGCGAGGGCCATGCGGCGAGAGTCGCACCTTCGCAACGAATCGGTGGCGCGCCGCGAAGAAAGGCTTGCTGAACTCGAGGCCAAGGTCAACGCGACCTTCGAGCGCGACCAGCAGCTCCTCGACACCGCCGCCTCGCTCGCCGCGGATGACAACTCGGAGATGGCCCTTCAGCTACTCAAGATGGCCGGCACTCGCGCGCGCTCAAGCGCGCCGCGCACACCGGCCGCCTACGAGACTCAAGTTGGCCAGGGATCCGAGGTGGTCAAGCGGCTGGAACGGCTCGAGCAGGGCTACCAGCAGTACGCCTTCGGCGACGGCCACAGCCGCGTCACCAACGCGGCGATCGAGGCAATCGAGCGCACCCCGGTGTTCCAGAGCGAGCGCCTGCGCAAGCTCGGGATCGCCGAGAAGGCCACGCAGAGCGTGGTCGAGTCGATCTTCCGCAGGGTGCAGGAGGATCCGCAGTCCTTGAACGTGTTCGACCCCAGGGCCCTGCGCAATGTCGTGCAGGAGCAGGTCAAGAAGGAGGCGGCCTTCTGGGGCGACCTGCGCGATGCTGCGGTGAACGAGTACCGCGAGGAGCGCAAGAAGCTGAACAAGTCCGCGCCGCCCGGAATGAAGGGCCCGACCACGAGCGTTCGTGGGACGCCCGAGCCTCAGTCTCGACCGCGGGCGAACGCCTCGCTCGCCGAGATCGAGGATCACTACGCCACGAAGCTCGCCAAGATGCTGGCGCCCAAGATGGCGTCCGAGGTCTGACGGGCCAACCCACGAGGATCTGATCCATGGCCGAGAATCTGAGCACGTTCGTAGACGCCATGAAGACGGTGTACGTCGGCGTCATCGAGGAGCTGAAGAACAACGACACGCGGATCTGGAAGTGGATCCCCAAGCGGCCCGCCGACGGCGGCGGGGTCACTATCGGCTCGACGGGTCCCTACCCGTCCGGCGTGATGCCGCCCCGCACCTGCAACTTCGCGGTCCACCTCGGCCGCAATGCGACCGGAACGTTCCAGGACCCCGAGGGCAAGTGGGCGTCGGCAGGGACCCAGCGTTACCGGCAGGGGTTGAAGCAGGGTCGCACCGGCTACTGGTCGGCCCAGGTCTCGATGGCCGCCATCAACCGCACCAAGGGCTCCGCGGCCGCCTACGCCCGCGTCCTGACCGAGGCCGCGACGCGCACCGGCAACGACTTTATGAACGAGAACGAGCGGATCCTCATGGGCGACGGCTCCGGCACGCTCGGCGTGGTCTCCGGCACCCCCTCGGTCGCCGCCAACCAGATCACCGTCGTTCTCGACAACTTCCAGGATGGCCGCAAGTTCGCCAGGGATCAGTTCATCAACGGCTGGACCGCGCGCACGGCCGGCGCCACCCAGCGCACCATCGTCTCGGCCGGCACGGCCGCCACCAACTGCGTCAAGGTCGTGAACGTGAGCGTCAGCGGATCGACCGCGACCATCATCCTCGGCGCGATCGACGGCGGCACGATCACCGCCACCAACCTCGCCCAGGGCGACGTGTTCACCAAGGGCAACGACAACATCAACACGACGTCGCGCGTCGGCGCCCGCGATGCCTCGGTGCGCTACGAGCCGATGGGGCTCACGGGCCTCGCGTTCGACTGCGACACGCCGATGGAGAACGGCACCACGATCGGCGGCCTGTTCGGCATCAACGCCACCACGCAGTTCGCCGGTCCGCACACCGCCACGCCCGGATCGGCCAACACTGGGGGCGAACTGGACTGGCAGGCGTTCAACAGCCGCTCGTCCATTGCGCGCACGATCAACAACTTCATCATGCAGTCCATGCTCGACATGCCCGAGATCTCGAGCGGAGAACTGCCGGACCTGTTCGTGACCACGTTCGGACTGCGCACCGAGTTCGTGAACACGCTGCTCGGCGTGCGCAGGACCGTCAACACGACCGAGGTCACCGGCAACACCGGCGGCGGATTCCGCGAGAACGCGGAGAGCCGCAAGTTCCCCGAGTACGCCGATCGGCCGGTCATCCCGAGCCGGTACGCGCCGAGCTACCGCATGACCCCGGGCGACGTGACCACGCAGCTCGCGGCCACCTGCCTCTCGCTCAACAGCCACTACCTCGAGATCAGCGAGTGGCACGACCTGCGGTTCATGGAGCACGACGGGCTCATGTGGCGCATGTTCGAGCGTTCGCCGTTCATCGAGGGCACCTTGGAGCACACCTGGGAGTGCGTGACGAACAAGCGCAACGCCCACGCTGCGGCTCACGCCCTCCTCGCCTCGGACTTCGCCAGTTCGTGATCTAGGCCACAACCCCCTGCCGGGGGCCTTCCTTGGCTCCCGGCAGGGATCCATTTCACCTGGAGCTGGTTCCGTGTTCTGCTGGGGCAGCGAGGTCACCAATCAGTACGACGACTTCCTCGGCCGCAAGCGGTTCGAGGCGATCGAGACCGTCAACCACTCCTGTCCCCACTCTGAGCCGCACTGGTATCAGTGTTTCGACGAGACCTTGCGGCGCCTTCACCCCGAGCTTCAACTGGGCTTCGATCGCGTGCGCAGGCGATTCGTGATCTTCCGCTTCTCGCCGGCACCGCTGCGCGTTGAGCGCGGCCTGTCGCAGCTTTACCGCTTCATCGACATCGTGCTTGAGTGCAAGGCGATGGAGTTGTACGAAGAGATGGGGGCTCGCCGATACAAGATCGTCGGGCGACCACCGGCAGGGTGGGTTTTCCACGAGTTGGCGGGCTCCCACTCCTCGCGCTTCGAGCCTGGGGGCAACTGGGGCGCAGACACCGCGACGAAGATGGCGCTGGCTGCCGAGGCTGACCGCGAGAAGCGCATCGCAGACCTCGCCGATGCCGCGGTGAGCGATGCCATGTCGATCGCTGACCAGGGCAACCCGAGCAGGGTGCGGACCGCGGTGCTGTTCCCGTCCAAGGCGGATGCCGCATGACTCTGACGGCGATCGAGAACTACGTCCTCAACTTCCTGCAAACCAGTTTCACCACCGGCAACTGGACGCAGGCCGAGATTGACCAATACATCCGCGACAGCGAGTTGATGACGCACGGGATGATCGCGGAGAAGTACGAGAACTTCTTCCGAACGACCAGCCAGCTTTCGGTGACCGCGAATCAGGCGTTGGTGGACCTGCCGACCAACTTGTATCGGACGCTTGAAGTCGATCGGATCGTCGGGCTCGGGGCGTCCACCAGCAATCTGCTCAGGCTGACCAAGGTGGAGCGCACGGTCGAGCACCAGTGGCTCGCGCGCGCAGACGGGTCCTTCTTCCTCTTGGGCGGCCCAAACACCACCGCCTACCCGATGTATTACCGGCAGCACGGCCAGAAGCAGATCGAGCTGCTGCCGACCCCTTCGGCCACCACGGCCAACTCGCTGCTCATCGGCTACATCTACCGCCCAGCCGCGATGGCAGCCGGCACCCACGTTCCGTTCCAGGAGGTCGCCGGAGCCGGCGGGTCAGGGAAGGACAACATCGAGGAGTTTCACGACATCCTCGGCAAGTACGCCATCGAGATGTGCCTGAACAAGGAGGAAGCCTATCCGCAGGCCGATCGCATCCGGCAGGAGCGGCTGTGGCGAGAGGGGCAGTTGATGGACTTCCTGGCCAGGATGAACGTGCAGGAGCCCAAGACGATCCACGAGACCAGTTCGTGCTGGGACTTCTGATGGCGTCGTTCACCAATGCCGCCGCCCTGGTGATGCTGGACAAGGCGGTCGATGACTGCGATCTCGGCAGCACGAATCCGTCTGCGATCCTGAACATCTACAGCGGGACGCCGCCCGCGAACGTGGACACCGCCTTGAGCGGCAACGCCCTGCTCGCCGAACTGGTGATGAGCAACCCGGCCTTCGGGGCGGCTAGCGACAACAACCCGGGCGCGATCTCAATCGCCAACGCGATCACGACGGACGCCTCGGCGAACGCGACCGGGACGGCATCCTTCGCCCGCGTGCTCGACCGCAACCGCGTCGCGCGCCTGCAACTGAGCGTCGGCACGGTCGGCACCGAGATCATCCTCAACACGACCTCCATCACGGTCGGGGATACCGTTTCTATCACCGCGCTGACGGCGTTGCTGCCGGAGTCGTAAGCCAGTGGCCGCGGTCACCGGAACCGGCGCAGGAGTCTTCCCCGCGCTTACCGGGGTCGGCATCGGCAGCATCCTGCCGGACGCGATCTTCACGCTTAAGAACGATCAGGTCGCCTTCCACTTCGTCGCGGATGCCACGACCGGGGCGAGGCTCGTGCAGTTCACGCGCAAGCCGACGCTCACGCACTGGATCAACTCGGTGGCGGAGTTGTGGCGGGCGGAGGTGTTCGACACGACCGCGGGCTCCCCGTTCCCGACCGCGACGGTGACACCGACGCTGGCAAGCATCCGCCCGATGAGCGTCACACGCCACGACGGCGGGCAGCGCCTCGTGATCTCGTGGACCGATCTCCTGGTCGGCGGCGTGGATCGCCTGAGCGTGACGATGACGTTCGAGCTGCGTAACGGCGAGGACTGGCTGCGCGCCCAGATCTTCGCCCACTGGAGCGGCGTGGTGACCAAGTACGCGATCGACTCCATCACGCCGCTTCCGCTGCTGCTGCCGCCGCTGCAGCGTCCGAATGATTGCGCGGTGCTGCCGACCGTGTTCGGCATCCTCTCGCGTGATCCGGTGGCGCACCTGCGCTACAACCCGGTGGGAGGCGAGCCGTTCTTCGGCTTCGGGCTGCTGACCACGAACACCTGGGAGTACCCGTCCGGCCGGGGCTGGTCGATGGGATTCTGGGGGTACTACGACACCGTTTCGCTCGAGGCGTGGATGGCGTGGGTCGAGGACTGGTCGCTCGAGGTCATGTCGGTCACCTTCGAGTCAACCGGCTCGCTCTTGAAGTGGGAGGCGCGCCAGCCGCAGCAGGACAGCGTGCTGGTGGCGAACAACGGCCGCTTCCTGGGATCCGGCTACACCTTCTGCCTGCGGCCGATGCTCTGCACCCAGTTTCACGGATGGTGGGACATCGGCCGGCAGTACCGCGCGCGCCTGGAGGCACTGCGCCCGGAGTTCTACGTCGAGAAGAGGGTCCACCGCACCGACATCTCCTCGCTCGAGAAGAACTACTCGATCTTCATCGACCTGCTGTTCGACGACTCTACCGGGCCTGGGAAGCCCGGCGATTTCGAGTCCATCCTGGAGGCGGTGCGGGAGAACTGCGGGGCGCCGCCAGGGACACCGATTGCCGGGGTGATCGAGGCCGACAGCTACGCCCTCGAGCACGTCGGGGAGGCCGACGCGACGGGCTTGCGCGCTCGACTGGCGGCTGAGAGCGCTGACGGAGCCAGCAACTTCGGGCTCTGGCACATTCAATACTTCGGCCCGCAGTTGTGGGACACCGCGCGCTGGCATCAGTCGCTTGGCGACTCCGCCGAGTACCGCTGGTGGACGAACAACGACATGGTCGGCTCGCTGCGGATGTCGCGCACCGGCCGTCTCGAGGGCGGCGGCAACGACCGGCTCTGGGAGCAGGACAGCGGCTACTACCGCGAGCGCATCTATCCGGTCGTGTCCTGGGATGGCGGGACCAAGACGCTGACCGTGACCGGGACGCCATCCGCGGACGGATTCACCGGCACTCTGCGCGCAGTCATCATCCCGGCCTCCTCCACCGCGCGCCTCGCATCCGCGGAAGTCGTATCGCTCGGAGCGGCCTCGGTCACCGTGGCGTCGGACTTCCTCGACGGCCTGGGTGCCGTGGTCACGCCCGACGCGACCATGACGGTTGCCGTTCTGCGCCTGCTCGGCCTGCCGTCGGGGCCGTGCTTCCACGCGCAGGTGAACTCATCGTCGCACATGACGCAGCTTGCGAACAACTCGACGCTCGGATTGTGGGACTCGTGGGCAGCCTGCGGCCGCTACTTCGACGTGTTCTCGGAGCCGCTGCTCGCGCTTCAGCATTCCGGCGCGACGCTGTGCTACCGCGATCACTCGACGTGGTCGAAGATCAATGGCGGCTACGTCCGGCATCCCTACGGCGCAGGATCCTGGCACAAGCTCGCGCTGCGAAGCCTGCTCGGGGCGCTCAAGGAATCGGTGAGGACCGCGCAAGTCGCCGCCGGGCGCACCCCATTCTTCTGGCTCTCGTGCGAGGACATCGACGAGACGGCGCAGGATCGCTTCGATTTCGTGTTCCACGGTGTCTCCGCCGGCCGGCTGTGGCGGAACACCACGGGATTCGACCCGGCCATCCACCGCTACCTGACCATCCCGCTCTACGCCGTCGTGCATGGCGGCAAGATGATGGGCCGCTCGCTGTTGCAGGAGTTCTCGACCGCGATCCTGGACCCGAATCTCCCGTTCTTCAATGATCCCGGCCTGCTCGCCTTCCAGGGCTACGTGCTCGCCTCGGAATGGGTCTACGGACTGACCTTCCCCACGCTCTCGCTCTACGAGGACGACGTCGTCTCGCTCAAGAACCCGTGGGACGAGAGTCTCTACCAGCCAGCCGGCCCGGCGAGTCCGGTGGCTAGATCGCTGCGCGACATGTGGGTGCAGATCATCACCGCGGAGAGCGGCGGGCTCCTCAAGTACCTGCGATACGGGGACTTTCACGCGCCCGCGGTCCTCGACGTTGCAGGAACCGACTTCACGACCGGGCTGGCCCAGGGGCCGTTTGCCAACGACTACTTCAGTTACGACACGCTCTACGACCGCTTTGCGTATCCGCGGGTGGTGCATGGGGTCTGGAAGGCGTCCGATGGCGGCGTGTGCGTGGCGCTTGCGAACTGGACCGACACGGCGGCGAAGTGGTCCGGGACGCTTGATACGGCCACGCTCGGTCTCGGGGCGCCTGGAAGCGCGGAGTCGGAGCGGATCACCTTCCGCCGCGTGGATGCGTCCGCGCGCGCCGTGGGCGACGTCACGTTCGATCCATCGACCGGCAAGCTCAGCCTTGCTAGCGTGCCGGCACTCACAATCACCGTGGTAGTGCTTGAGAACACGGCGCTGCCGCAGGACGTGGTGCTAAGACTCATGCCGCAATACACGCCGGTCCGGCAGCGCCCCGTGGGCGGGATCAACCTGAACCCTCCCGAGACCATCGGCCTCGGGGAGGCCGTCGTGGCGAACAACGTGGAGCACGCCAACGGCACGCTCGCCAAGCGTCGCGGCTACAAGAACGTGCTCACGGGCTCCGCGGACCTCGTGCTCAAGGGCGGAGCGCCGGCGCAGAGCATCCGCGTCGTCGGGGAGGAATGGTGGCTCCATCGGCCGATCGAGCTGACGACGGCGCTGATGGAGCCCTCCGCCATCGACCTGCCGCGCACGGGGCGGCGCGACTTCTTCCACGAGAGGCCGAGCATCATCGTCATCCCGGTCGGCACCGCCGCGTCGGGACAGGCGCTCGCGCTTGACGTGCGGGACGGCGACCCGGACTGGGCCATCGAGTTCTGCTTCAAGGCGGAGATGCTCCCGATCATCCACGGCTACTCCGGCTCGCTGGCATCACCGATCCTGAAGCCGATCGTCGTCCAGAAGGGACAGCAAAACGTCGGTCAGTGGGCGCTGAGATTGATCCCAGATCCGACCAGTACGGATCGGCTGCTCGCCGTCTTGACGCTCTACGAGGGTGCCGTGCTCGGGACCGCAGGCGTGCCGGCCGGCGTGGACTTCTTCTACTCCTCGGGCGCGAACCGGGCGTGGATCGAGCCCGGCAAGCGGGTCTGGGTGGCGTGGAAATACACGGACGGTGGCTCCCCCACCATCACCTCGTACTACTGGATCGAGGGCGCCGCCTCGGTCGTCTCCTCGTCGCAGGCGGTGGGCGGGACGCTGCGCATCAACGGGGTCACCACGGTCGAGTATCCCCTTACGGTCGGACGGCGGCCCTACCAGGCCGCTGGAAGGGCCGGAATCGCCGCGGTGGCGCCAGTCAACGACAAGGTGATCGACGAGATGGGGTTCGTCGGCTCGGTGAGCGAGATCCGGTTCTGGCTCGAGACCGCGCAGGGCGGCGCGACCACGCTCGAGTTGCCGTCGAACTGGGCCACGGTCACGTCCTCCCCGCCGGCGGCGACGGATTGGTACGTCGAGCGCGAGATCGAGGACGAGCAGTTGACGCTGGATGCCTCCGTCCTGTCTTCGAGCATCGCGCGCAACTTCGACCTCGAACGCTACTACTCCTTCAAGCCCGAGCTGATCGGTGCGAACCCGGATGGCAGCACCAACGCCGGGGAGAACCACCGATTCATCCGGCCGCGCTTCCTGCGCAACGGCAGCGCCTCCGATCTCAAGGCATGGATCACCGGGGCGGATGCGACCTGGGTGCCTACCAGCGGCGTGCTGGGGTCGTACTCGCTGGGATTCATCCCGGCCGGACCGGCCGCGCAGGACACCATCTTCTCCGAGGTGATGCGCAGCGGAGACACCGACAGCCGCTACGGGCAGCGCCTCTTCTGCGGCGGCGTGCGCATCCCCAACGCACTCGCCTACGTCAACCGATCCACTTCCTCGTCAGGCACCGGATTCCAGTTCCCCTCCGAGATGTCGTTGCGGTTCGCGTTCCGGGCCGACTCGATCCCGGCGGTGACGAGCATCCAGCGCACGCTTGCAGAGCTGAGCGTGGTGCGCCAGGGCGGGGCGGGGACGGAGGATCGCTACGCGGTGCTGCCGATCATGCGGGTGGCGATCGTTCACGACGGGGTGAACTGGGTGCTGCGCTTCACCATGTCCGACGGCGCCGGCGTGCTCACCAACCTCGACTCCACGACGACGATGGTGGGAGGCTCCACGCACGTCGTCATCGCCGCGGTGAAGTTTGACAGCGCGGGGGCCTCCAACCGCGTCATGTCGTTGTTCTTGAACGGCGTGCGCGAGGCCACCAACAGCGCGGTGGCGAGCAAGCCGTGGATGTCGCAGACCACCGCCTCGGACAACGTGAGCCCGAACCTGGACACGGAAGACGGCAGGGATTCCTGCTTCCAGTTCACGCTCGGCTACAGCGTCACGACCCCGGCCGCGACGCGCCCGGATCCGTGGGCGTTCCGCTTCGGTTCGTGGGGCGTGGACAGCATCGGCATCCTCGGCGCCGAACGGCCCTACTGGGCCTTCAACACCAACGACACCGTGAAGGGCGTGAACGACGGAGTCGGGTATCGGGGCCACAACCCGTTCGTCGGCCTGATCGGTTCGGTGCAGGCGTGGCACCGCTATGTCGGCGAGAGCGAGGCGCGCGAGCTGGCGACGCGCGACCCGAGCCCGGAGGAGATGCAGCGCGATGGCGCGGCCATGCTGTCCAGTTGGGACTTCGAGGAGGGCCAGGGCTGCTGTGCCTTCGACCGCGGCTACCTGAAGAATCACCTGCGGATCAACCCGTTCCCGACCGGGGGCGTGATGGCCGGCGCGCTCGATCGCGTGAACCGTCCGCCGCTGCTTTCGCTGTGGCAGAAGCGCCAGGCGTCCACGTCCGGCCTCACCACGCAGTCGGTCTATGGGATCTCGAACGGGGTCATCTTGAAGGTGGACGGCAGCGGGGCGAGCCGATATCTGCGCCCGATCGGTGCGTGCGCGACCCCGGATGAGTGGCAGCAGGCAACGACCTCCTGGCGCCTGCCGACGGCGTTCCAGTTCGGCGATGCCGTCTACGTCTGCACCGGCTTCGGCGCGGTCAAGCGCATCCTGAACGACAAGGTGGCCGACGCCGGCATCTCGCCCATGTACGGCGACATCGGCGACGATCAGACGAATCCGGGGTGGCGCGAGTTCGACCGCGACGGGACGTTCGCAATCACTGCGGTCTTCGAGGGCGCCAATCCGCCGTTCCCGAACGGGAAGAAGTTCGGCTGGATCGTGACCCCCTACGACTCGGAGACGGGGATCGAGGGGGCGCCGTCGCGGCCGACGTTCATCACCCCCTACGACATCGGCGGCGGCGGCGATCCGGGATGGACGGCGGTGTGGCTCGCCTACGTGCCGCGTCCGGTGCAGCGGCAGGTGTCGCACGTCAACGTCTACCGCACCACGGCCAACGGCGGGATCTTCAAGTTCATCGGCCGCATCCCCAACAACCAGGTCGGGGACGAGGTCTCCAACGCCATCTTCACCGACTCGACGACCGACTTGAAGCTCGGCAGCGAGTTGACCTCATGGCTCAACTATCCGCCGCCCCAGCACGCGCGCATCGGTCTGGCCTTCGGCACGCGGGCGCTTTACTTCGGCGTGGATGGCGCGCCGGACACGCTTTACTACTCGCTCTCCGACCAGCCCGGCGCCTGCCCGAAGGCGTATCAGATCCGCGTCACCTCCGGGCAGTCCACCGAGTTGACCGGCGGCGTGGTCCTCAACGGCCGGGCGTTCATCTTCACGCGGACGGCGACCTACTCGGTGTTCGACGCCGGCGGCGACATCTCGATCGCCGAGCAGTCGCTTCCTCCGGTGCAGATCGAGTCGTTGCGTGACGATCTCGGCTGCATCAGCCATCATAGCATCGTGGTGGTGGAGGGCGTCGGGGCGGTCATCCCCACGGAGCGCGGCCTGTACCTGTTCGACGGGGTGAACTTCCGGCCGATCTTCGGGCGCCCGATCGACCGGGTGATGCGGTTCTGGGAGACGCTCAAGATGGCGGCCTCCCGCAACTTCGTCGCGGTTGCGCACCGGCGCAAGCAGCAATACATCCTGTTCTGTTCGACGATCACCTCGCCCAACAGCGCGAACGACCGGGCGATCGTGTGGGACTGGGGACGCAACGCGATCACGTTCCAGACCAACCGCGACGTGCTTTCCGCGTCCACCATCGCCGATCCGACGACCGGCCAGGAGCGGACTTGGTGTACGACCATCCAGGGCAACGTCTTCGAGTTCGACCCGCCCGATCAGAACGTGGACGCCGACGGCGTGGTCGCCGCGCCGTACAGCGGCACGGTGCAGGACGTGGGACTCTCGCCGTTCTCGGCGGTCTATTCGCGGCTCAAGCTGGTGACGAACAGCTCGCTCCCGGTCGTTGGGGACGGCTTGCGCGGGGTGAACCTCTACATCACGAACGGCGCAGGGTCTCCGTGGTCGGTGAACTCGCTGCCGCTCAAGATCCTGTGGAACGACGAGAACTGGGTGCTGGTCGATTACTCGCGCGCGGCGGCGTCGAGTCCGGCCGGGTTCGAGTGGCGGCTGGGAGCGATCGCATCCGATTGGCAGTCGGGCCGCTACGGGGACGAGGTGCGCAACATGCGCGTGCTGCGCCATCAGGCGAAGTTCAACCCGTCCACGGGGACGACGTTGCTTGCCGAGGTCGGCTACGACGGCATGCCGGCCACCACGCGGACGCTGGATCCGACGCTTGATCGCGGGATCGTGGCCGGGGTGCTCGGTCGCGGCAAGCGGTTCCGCTACCGCTTCTACGACAGCCCGCTCTACGGCGGACTGCCGAACAACCATTGGGAGGTCACGCGGATCGAGACGGACGTGCAGCCTCGCGGTCGCGGGAGCTACGTCGCCACATGAACGTCGAGATCCTGGATGTACTGGCGTCGCGCCTGCAACGGGTGGGGCAGAACGGTGCGCTGCCTACGACGGGTCCGCAGAGCTTGCTCGTGGACGAACTCCAGCGCCAGTTGAGTTCGGTCAAGGACGCCGTGACGGCGCTTCTCAAGGAGACGCGCGAGAGGGCGGCATTCGGCAAGGACGCCAATCTGTTCCTGATCGACTCGCGCACCGGGTCCACGAAGTTCAACGTCCTGACTGCGGCGGACGCGAGTGCCGAGGGCCTGGGGACCACGGACGGCCTGGCGATCTACCGGCACGGCAAGGGCTATGCGCTTGATCGGGCGGTCGAAGTCTTCTTCGCGCTCAAGACGCGCTCCATCACGGTATCGAACGGGCAGCAGCAGCGCAGCGGGAGGGTGCTCTTGTATGCTTGGGACGACAACCGCACCGTCTTCCAGGTGGATGACGATGCGCAGGTGCAGGAGGTCGTTGCCGTGCTCGCGTGCTACTCCAGCCGGACGATTCCAAGCGCCGGGAACGTGGCCTATCGCGCCGCAACAGGCGTATCCACGAAGCAGCTAGGGGTGGTCACGGCCGGGACCGTGCAGGAAACGGAACTCCCCTAAGGGGAACGAGATGGCAAGTCATCGAGAGATCGCCACAATGCAGCCGTCCATGCGCGTGGCGCCACCGACCGGCAATGCGCCGGTGACAGGTCCTTTCACCGACTTCCGGCCGTCGGATTATTTCGGAGCCCCGGTACCCCCGGAGACGCGCTGGGGTCCGTTCGTCCGCAGGAACCTGTCGGATCAAATCGGGTCCGGTCTGTATGGCCTGCCGGAAGCGTTCATGGGCTGGCAGTCTGCATCCAGGTATGCCTTCGCCCCGTCGTTACAATACGCCGGGGACATGGCGCCAGTGCTCGAGCAGCAGCGGCGAGATGCCGGGAGGGATTGGGCCGGCGATCTCTATGCGGCAAGCAGCGACGTGGCCGAGGCGCAGTTCTCTGACACGCGCAGGCGGAGAGAGCAGGCGCTCGCGCGCGCCGGCTATGGCGGCGGCGGCACGATCTCGCCGTTCCAGGCCGAGCAGTTGCAGCTCGAGGGACAGGCGCGGGCCGGAGTGCTTGGCTCCGCCGCGCGAGAGTCGGTGCTTCAGGCGCAGTCCGCGCGAGCCGAGGCGTCCAGGAACTACCTGAACTCGCTCAGTCAACGCTACCAGGCATTGCTGGCTCCCGCCATGTTGCAGTCCGCGGGCGTCACGCGGACGTCTACTGGGCCGGTGGGTCCTAGTAACCTGATCGGTCCGTCTTTCAACCTAGCTGCGTCAGCCATCGGCGCGCTCAGCTGATCGGAGGTCACGATGGGCGGATTCTCACCGGGTACGGCTGGGTATTACTCCTCCGCCGAGCGTCGCTTCCGGCATCAGCAGATGCGCAACAACAACGTGGCCGAACTCATGCTCGGCCTGGGGACGATGGTGCAGGCGCTTGGTGAGCGGCGCCGTCGCTCGGAGGAGCAGGCGAACGAGGCGGTCTACGCCGAGCGATTGGCGCAGATGCAGGCCAATCCCGAGGGGCAGTCGTTCGCGGTGCCGCCGCACGGCGGGATGCCCGGTGGAGTGGGTCGTCAGCCGTGGGAGTCGGCAATCGGGCAGGAGGTTGCGCAGTACCGGCCGGCGACGGCGATCGAGAACTTCGGCAGGACGTTCAACATCTTCGGGAGGCCGGAGGGCCAGTTGACGCCGCGGGCGGCGACGAGCTTGATCGGAGAGGCCCGCGCTGCGCGCGAGGGCCGCGCGGCGGAGGCGCGCGAGGAGAGCCTGCTCGGACTTAGGGCGCGCGAGGTCGGCGCGAGGGAGGCCGAAGTCGGGGCGCGAGCCGGACGGGTGGATGAAGCACGGCGAGAGGAGCGGCTGGAGCAGGGCAACGACGACTACCAGAGGGCCACGGAGCGCCTGACGACTCTGGCGTCGCACCGCCGGAACGTCGAGTTGGCCCTCAAGCCCGGGCAGGTGGAGATCAACTACCGGGGTCTTGCGGATCAGCAGCGCAGGGCCGGCGACGAGGAGGGTGCCGGCTGGTTCGAGGCGCTTGCAACGGCAAACGAGTCCGAGCGCACCGTGATCGCCGAGAGACTGCTCAAGTTGATCGACGCGCGCGAGAAGGAGATGAACAGGATCCTGGACGACAAGCGCCCGGCTTACGAGGCATACACCGAGTTGCAGCGCCGCGCTGCTGCCAGCATCGTCACCCGTGAGGACCAGTTCTATGCCGACTGGATGGCGGAGAATGGTCTCACGGAGGACACGCTGAGCGAGAGCGACAAGGATGAGATGATCGCGGCCTGGGAGGCGTCTGGTGGCGCTGATCGCTGACGAGACTCTCTCGCAGCGGATCAGGGCACGGCGGGCCTGGCAGGCGGGCGCCGCGCCTGAACAGTCGTCCCTCTCACAGCGGATCAGGGCGGGGCGTGGCACCCAGCCCCTCTCGCAGCGGATCAGAGCTGGGCGTGGCACTCAATCCCTCTCGCAACGGATCAGGGCGGGGCGGACCGTTGTGGCCGAACCGGCAGCGCCGGCCACGGCTGCCGCGCCGCAAGCGGGACCTTCACCCGAGAGGTTCGGCCCTGGCGGCAGAACGGGCCGGATCGGGGAGATGATCTTCGAGTCCGCGACCGTGTCGCCGCCTGGCCGCGTCTCTGCCGCAGCGCGGGTTGCTGGCGATACGCGCGGCGGCCAGAGCCTGCCGTACATCTTCTCGAACGTGCCGTTCGTCGGCCGTACTCCAGGGGTCAAGGAGTTCGACGAAGCCGCCGCTCGTGACCCGGAGATGGCGAAGAAGTGGCAGGCATACAAGGACGAGAGGGCACGCCAGATCGCCATGGCGTCGCGTCTGTACGGCGAGAACCCGGACTGGAACGACGTCGCCCGCCGCATCGTCCAGTTCCGCGAGCAGCAGGATGCAGAGGCCGGACAGGCCGCGTCCGCGGAGCCGGCGCGTAAGGACTACCTGCCAATCAAGATCCTGCCGCGCCCGGAACAGGACCACGTCACCCCGCTTGAGCGCAAGCCGTTCACGTCAATCGGGCCGCTTGAGCAGACGGCAAGGGACGTTCAGCTGGGCCGCTACGGGACGGAGGTGACGCATGGCCCGCCCGGCATCACACGACCGCCGTGGACCGAGGAGGAGATGGCTGCGGCGTTCTGGAACGATCTGCACCGAGAGGGCGTGGCGGCCCAGGAGAAGGCGGTCCCCGACTCGATCGCGCGGCGCGGGATTGCCGGCGTCGGCGAAGGAGCAAGGCTTGGGACGACGTTCCTTGCCCCGGCGGCTCGTGGAGTCGGGACATTGTCCAGTCTGGTGCGCGGGGTGGCCGGTGGGGCGGCCTACAACGCGGCCACGCAGGCGCTCGGACTGGCGACTGGCGCACGCGCCGAGCCGTCCCTAGGCGAGTTTCTAGGCGAGGCTGCGCTGATGGGCGGCGCCTCGGTAGCCGGGGCGCGGATGGCGCGCGCCTTCCCCAAGAGCCCGCATCTTGCCAGCACCACGGGCGCGCTCTCGACGTTCGAGGGTGCGGGACTGGCGCACAAGATCATCACCGGCGACGTGGGCAGGGACCGTGACAAGTCGCTGTGGAGGTCGCTGGCGGAGCATCTTGCCAAGACGGCCGCCACGGTCGGTACGGCGGCAGCCATGCACGTCGGCGCGCCCCCACAGCGCATGAGAGCCGGGCGTCCTGTGGAGGCGCAGCCGAGGATCAGGACGAAGTGGGAGGCCCGCGAGGAGGCGCGCCAGCCGTTCCGCGAGGCCAGGGGGAAGGAGCTGGCGCGTGAGCGCGCGGAGCTGCCGGAGACCGGCCCTGGCGAGGCGCCGCCGCGAGCCGCCGTGGTCACCTGGGCACCTGGAACGCCAAGAAGGGCCGTGGTCACCTGGGCGCCTGGGAAGCCGGGGACGGTCGTGACCAGAGAGGCCGGAGCAACCACCGGGATTCCGTCAATCCCCGGGAAGCCGGCCGGAGCCGCTCCTGCGCGGCCGGTGGGAGCGCCCGTTGGGCCGGTGGGCGCTCCTGCGCGGCCACTTTCGGACTACGAGAGTGCCAGGGCGGTGATGGATGGGCTGATTGCCGACATTCGCTCGGCCCTGCGCCAGCCGCAGGATCGGTCTGGCGTCTTGAAGCAGATCGAGATTGATCTCGACGCCAAGCTGCTCCCGCTGGTTGAGCGATGGAACGCCGCCAAGGCGGCGACCGACCGCGTGCTCGACCGCGTGGCCGGCAAGGACGCCAAACTTCGCCGGCAGATCGCGGCTGTCGGCTGGATAGAGAACCAGACCGATGGGCGCGCCTCGTCGATCTTCCGCGGCAAACTGCTCCCCGCCACGTTCGACGAAGTGGTGGCGGTCATGCGCGAAGAGGGGGCCGTCAATCTTGCGATCGGTCGTGCGTTGTGGTCGGTCGGACTTCTCCCGACCGCACGCTGGAGAAGGATCGGGGCGGCCGCGGACGAGCCGGATGTCATCCAGATGCGCGGCGAGCCGACGCCGGGGCCGGGCTACGAACTGGTCGGCGGCAGGCTGTTCCACGAGCAGCGCGGGCAGTGGATGCCGATCATCACCGCCATTGCCGAGGAGACGGCGCGCGCGAAGAAGGCGCGCGGGCTCGAGCTCGCCGGTCGCGGCGTCCTCGGCGCGGTGAGAAGGCGCGGTGGCGTGGAGTCGCCGCTGTCGAGCGAGCTGTTGCGCCGGCACCTGAGCGGGCGTGAGGACACCCCGGAGGAGGCGCTTGCCAAGCGCGTGCTCGACACATCGCTCGAGTCCATGCGCGAGGTGATGGGCGAAGAGTTGCGCGCGGTGCGCAGGATGGCGCGGATGGAGCGCCTCGAGCGCGAGGGCCTGCTCTTGAAGGAGCGCCCGCAGTCGAAGGAGCAGCAGCAGGCGTTGAAGGAGGCGCGCGATCTCGATGCTGAGATCGTGAAGTTGCGCGCTGCGGCCAAGAAGGCCCCGCCCGGGACGGCGCTCGACATCGCCGGCAAGATCTCCGCGATGATCTGGTTGCGCGAGAGCCTGCGCGCCTCCGTGCGCGCGAACGGCGGCAGACGGCTCGTGGGCAGCGAGTGGGGCAGGTACGAGGGCTACTATCTGCACCCGTTCGCCGAGTCGCAGGTGCGCCAGTCCATGCCGACGCTCGGGGACTTCGAGCAACTGGTCAGCACGATCACCAGCACCGCGAAGTCGATGAACGTCGAGTTCAATCTGGCGCAGATCATGCTCGACTGGGTCGGCAACTGGTACAAGATGGCACAGGCCGGCGTGGGCTGGGTGAGGGCGGCGAGGGAGACCATCCGCGCGGCGAAGACGATGGCGACTCGCCGGCCCCGGGATGCCACGGACGCCGAGTTCCTGGCGATGGAGTCGGAGGCGTCGTTCGGAGGCGCGAGCGACGTCACGGTGCGTGAGCACTCGGCGAGCGCCGGGCTGGCTCGGAGGATCCGCGAGCGGATCGAGGGCGGGGAGCGCCCGCGCATGTTGCAGGCGGCGGCCGTGATCCAGCGCGTGCCGGAATGGTGGCGCAGGGTGCCGTTGCTCCGGAGAGTGAGCACGGCGCGACGCGCCTGGGTCGATGAAGCGGCCGCGCTCGCCATGTTCAGGGTCGCCAAGCTGAGGGGGATCGAAGACAGCGGGCCGATGCCCCGGCGCGATGCGTTCGACTTCGTGCGCGGCGTGCTGGATTACTCGCTCTTGCCCAGGAAGATCCAGAAGTCGGCGATGTTCCTGAACTGGGTGCGCTGGCGGGCGAAGGTCGCGCAAGCCCTGCTGACCAAGGGGCTCCTGCCGCGCCCGAGCATCCTCGGGGTGAAGATCCCGACGCCGATGGACCGGATCATCCGGGACCCGCGGCTGCGCCACACCAGGAAGGCGCAGGCTGCGCTGGTGACGCGCGGGCTGGCGCACGTCGCCATGCAAGCAGCCCATTGGATGGGCGTGCTCAACCTCGCCCAGCGCGCCCTGCTCCCGGTGACGGGGGTGAGCAAGGAGGACCTGGATCGCCGCGTGGCGAGCAACTACCGCCATGCCCCCGACTTCGTGCGCTGGATCATGCAGCAGGTCGCACTCCCGGTCGGTCGGACCAAGACGGGCAGGGTCGTGGCGCTGGATGGCGGCCAGATGAACCCGGACATCACCTCGCTCATGTATTTCATCTCGCTCGTGAAGTCCACCGGGCCGCGGACCCCGCTGTGGTGGAGCTTGCTCCAGAAGAACATCCCGACCGGGACCGGGGCGCAGCTGGTGGCGAGGCGCAGTTACAGCTACCTGCCGACCGACGGCTTCGAGCGCGTCGCGCCCGTGCTCGGCCTGCTCGTGCCTGCCACCATCACGCGACCGATCAATGCCTATCTCGCCGAACTGGATCTGCCGGAGGACGAGCGATCGGCGCTGCGAAACTTCATCGTCTCGGTGGGAGGGTTGCCGCTCAAGGCGCTCGATCGCCCGAGTCCGGTCGAGAAGCTGTTCGACCGCTGGTGGAGCGAGGGGGTCATCGCGCTCGCGGATCTTGGGGACGGTCGCTGGTACTACTACGTCCGGCCCGAGAAGGTGAACACGGCGTCCGGGATTCAGGCGAAGCAGGTGCTCGGGATGGACGAGGTCAAGGAATACAGCTTCTTCTCCGCCTCACGGCGAGCGCATCGTCGCTCGCAGCAGGCGATGGAGCAGGCTCAAGAGAGATAGCGGCGAAAGCCAAGGGGGAAACAGTCATGGCTGCCGAGAAGGCGCTGGCGACGTGGACGGGGCTGATCGTATTTCTGCTGACGGCGACAGGGGCCTATGTCGTGCGCAGCTTCGAGTACGGCTCGTCCACCGACTCGCGGCTGATGCGGATCGAGACGCTGATTGCGAGCAATGCCGACACGGTGCAGTCGCTCAGTGTCCGGGTGGTGGACTTCCCGATCGTGGCATCGCTGGCGAGCCGCAACGCCACGCAGATCTCTGAGCTTGCGCTTCAGGTGCGCGAGCTGGTGACGACGACGGCGAAGCTCGGGGTGATGATCGACGCGCTTGTGAAGTCGCGCTAGGCGCCGTTCTTGGCGAAGCTCACCTCCAGCCGGGAGATGACCTCGCGGATGAGCGGCCGGTTGCCCTCGGCGGCGGCCTTGCGGATGGCGGCGTCGAGCGTGACGGGCACGCGGATGTGCCACGCCACGACCTCCTGCTTCTTGCGCCTTGCTGGGCTCATGCCAGCATAGTGTAGCGCAGGGTGGTGGCGTCCGTCAAGTGGTGGCTGCCCGGGAATGCTTGGCGTGGCGGGACTTCTCGGTCGCCTTGCTCCATACGGCATAGGCGGCGAGCAGCATGGTGGAGACGCCGCCGGCGATGATCTCCCCGCTCACCCCGAACAGGCCCCCGACCTCGCGGATGGTCTGTTGCGCGCCCTGAAGCGCGCTCGCCGCGCTGTCTGGATCGGAGCCGAAGATCTCGCCCAGGGTGGCGCAGCCGGCGAGCGCGAGCGTGGTCGTTAGCAGGGCTAGGCGCACGTAGGTCTCCTCGCGTGAGAATCGCCCGGACCCACGTCAGGCCAAGTGCTCAAGAGGAATGGAGAGGAAGAAGGAATGAACGGATTGTCGGCGTGAGCCCGGGCGGCGGCATGGTAGCAAGAAAAAAGCCCCGGCGCGCTGGAGAGGGACGCCCCATCCTGCGCCGTTCTCGGGGAGCGGCGCCCGCGCCGGAGCCCTGGCCGCGTAGCGGTTAGGGACCACGGCCTAGCTGAGATTAGCATGGCCCCCATGCTTGCCCGCCCGCTCCTGATCGTCCTCTCGTGCTCCGGCTGCCGTGGGCCTGACGCGCTCACGGTGGGCGCCTGGGACGGTCGGGTGGATTATCCCTCCGAAACCTCGGTCTACGATTCGACGACGTATGGGGCCACCGTGGCGCTTACGTGGCACCTTGGCGCCCAGCATGAGGCGGACGAGGCGCAGGTCGCGCTGCTGCGGCAGGTGGAGCGGATCTCGGACCGGATGGGGGTGCCGGTGGCAGCCGTGCCGGAGCGGGAGAAGGGCGAGGAGGGCCTGTCCGGGACGGCGTGGGCCGTGGTGGGGACCGGGGCGGCGGCTCTGCTTGCGCGGCAAGAAGAAAGCCACGCCGGCCCCCCGCGAGGAACGCCCTCGCCTGGGATTGTAGGGGGCCGGCGGGGCCTGCGACCGTCAGGGGGCCGCCTTCGCTGGCATGGCGTCGATCATCTTCTGAGCTAGGGCGCGCAGTCCATCCAGCCGTCCCTCGAACCCGTAAAGCGGCGCCGCGATCGTACCTCCGCCATCCCGCACGAGCCGCGCCCAGGCCTCGCTGCCGAAGTGCGAGACGAGGCCGGTGATGACCGTCATGCACTCGCCGGCCGTCCGCGCAGTCTCAGTCTCGATCGCGGCCATGAGCGCGGATTTCTTCGCGGCCGCAGCCGAGCGGGCGCTCGGTGGCTTGCCCTCCAGGGCGGCAACCGTCTCTGCGGACATGCGCTGGGCTTCGCCGTCCTCTCCCTCGCCACGGAGAGGCTCGTTCATCATCGCCTCGAGTTCGAGCTCGCCCTTGCGCCGCTTGCCCGCGCCGATGACCTCGCTCGACATGCACCCGGCCGCCTTGGCCGCGGTGCCAACCTCAGCGAGCGCCTGAAGCGTCGCGCAGTCTGCGATCTTCTTGATCCATTCGGCCTCCGCGGCGGAGCCACGCGAGACGGCGGCCGCCTTGGCCTTCGCGCGCGGCGGCGGCGGATTGCTCTCGGCATGGTTTCCGTCGTCATCGGCATCGCCGCACACGCACGTCACCGACTGCAAGTCCACGCGCTTGCCATAGGTGGTCGCCGCCACCACGTTGTGCGCGCCCTCCTTCGCCACCGGCACCTCGACCCCGTCCGTCTCGATCCACTCCCCGGAGTCCGAGTGCGCGAGCAGCGTGTGGACGCGGATCCCGCGCTCGGTCGATGTCGCCGACTGCATCACCGCCACGCCCTGCGTCGAGAGCGCCGGGATCACGGCGTTGCGCACCGCCGCGAGCGTGGCGTAGCGGGAGTTGAAGTGCGGGTTCACGGCGTCGAACACCGGGTTCTGCATCGCCGCCTGCGCCCGCGCGATGGCGGCTGCGAGCTTGCCGATCGTCTGCGATGTCTTCATGTCTGGTCTCCTCTCCCACCGTTCAGAACGGCAGGTCATCCTCTTCCTGGTCCAGCTTGTGCGGCGCAGGTCGCTCACGCTGCACCGGCGCTGCGGGAGTCCTCGCCGATGCGCCCGCAGCCGCCGCCGTCAGCAGCCGCCACACGCTCACCGAGACGGAAACGTTGTCGAACTCCCCGCCGGTCTTCTCGTTGCGCCGCTTGCGGTTGGTCAGCTCGCCCTCGACGTAGAGCGGAGCGCCCTCCGCCACCTCGTTGGCGTACTGCTCGGCGTGCTTGCCCCACAACGTGAGCGGCACCTCGGTCTCGGTGCGCTGCTCGACTCCCCCGCGGTCCGTGTAGGTCTTGGAGACGAGGAGCTTGGCGTTGAGCACCGCCGATCCGCTCGTGAGGTAGCGCAACTCCTGGCGCTTGAGCGCCATGCCGAGCAGGTGGATGCGGTTGAGGCTCATCGGTCATCGTCCATGTCGAGCGGCTCGTTAAGCAGGCTCTCGGCCTCGCGCCATGCCTCCTGCTCCAGCCACCGCTCGAATGCCTCGCCGCTCGGGGGATCCTCGGGCTCGTTCTCCTGGCGCCACTCAGCGGCCTTCTCGTCGCACCAGCCCTTCCGGTCGAGGAGGCGCTCAGCGACCTTGCCAATCGCGTCCTCCTTGGCGTACATGCGCACGTAGGGCTCCTCCAGCCAGTCGTCGTAGTTCATGGTCGGTCTCCTGGGCTCCACCATAGGCAGGCTCCATGCCACCTACGATACAGCATGGTAGCAAGGTATCAAAGGGGTGAGCCGAACGACGCCTCGACCCAGTCGAACGCCGCGGTCAGGCGCGTCATATAGAAGTCGGCCTGCCCGGGCACATGGAGCCGCGAGATGTCCTCAACGCTGTCTCGCCACTCCTGGATGCCATGCACCTCGCAACCGAACGCGACGCGCAGCGTGGGCTTGCACGTGGCGGTGAGATAGAAGCGCCCGATGAACGCGACGAGAATGTCGGCATCCGTCTCCACGATCGCCCCAGCGGGCACCTCAGCGTAAGCGCACACATGAACGCTGTCGCCCACACGCGCGCCATGGTGGACGATCGCATGTGCGCCAACGTTCGCCCCCTTGCCCACAGTCGCCCCCTTGCCCACAGTCGCTCCCTTGCCCACGACCGCTCCATCGCCCACGGTCGCCAAGCGGCCCACGGCCGCACACTCGCTAATGACCACCTTTTCGCCCACGATCGCCTTCTCGCCAACAACAGCCAAGTCGCCCACGATCGTCCCCATTCCAAAGATCGCTCCCTCGCCAATGATCGCCAGCGAATGCACGATGACGCCGCACGGGTTCATGGTCCATCCATCAACCAGTTCCTCTCCCGCATCAAGTCGGCAACGAATCTCCGCCATGGTCATGTGTGCATCTCCTCGTCGTCACACTCTCCAGCCTCTCCAACCCTCTGTCGCGCGGCAGCCACCCTCTCGGCCTGCAACCGATCCATCTCGATCGCACGCACCACCCGGCGCGCGCGCGCACGCCCACGCTCGCACGAGCAGCAACGCCACGGCTCGCGCTGGAGTCCCTCCTCGCACGAACAGGTCATTTCCTCCACCGCATCTTCTCCGAGATGTGATCGACCGCGATCAGCAGCGCCACCGCGACGAAGGCGAAGACGACAGCTAGCAAGTACGTCATGCGAGCCTCTCTTCTCGGAGTTCCCACCGCTTCACCTTGCCCTTCCCTCGCTTGGCCCAGGAATGGATCAGGAGCTTGATCGGGGTCTGCTTCAGGACCGGGGTTGAGTCGAGTCCGGCGAGCTTGCTGCGTCGCGCGGCGTGGTTGGTCCCGGTCGTGACCTGGACCAGCAGGAACTCTCCTGGCTTGGCGGCAGCGAGGTCGAAGCCCCACAGGTCGATTCTGTGCTTGCTGTAGGCGTGCCAGTATTCGACGGTGCGGGCGATGTAGCCACGCGCGCGCAGGTCAGCGAGCGAGCGTTGCGTCGGACTCATGGCGATCTTATCACAGCAGTGCCTTGAGTGCTGCGGCCTCTGGTGCACTCAACGCCGCGAGAATCTCAGGCAGTCCCATCATGGTGGCAAAGATGGCGGCTGTCGTAAGAATGCCTGTGCCAATCATCGCCATTTCCGCGGCATCGTGTTCCTTTCTGAACAGGAGCACTACACCGCACCACGCAGCAATCACCACGGCGTACAGGCTGGCGGTCACCACGAGTTTTCCATGCGCAGCCGCGACCTCATACCGCACGAGCGCAGGCCACAGGTGATCGACGGCGACACCGATCTTGGCCGAGAGCGCATCCAACCGAGCAAGCACTTCAGACTGAATCTCTTGCAGCATGATCCTCCTCCTCAAGCTGGTCCGGTGACGCGGTAGAGCCACAGGCCGTTGCGCAGGTAGCGACGTTCCACGGTCAGGCTGCCGTAGCGCGGCTTTCTCAGGTCGCGCAGTCGTGCGGAGACGGAGGCTTGCGGAGCCGACGTCAGGCGCGAGATCTCGGCGAGGCTGCGCCAGTTGCCGTCAGCGACCGCCCCGCGCACGCGCGCTAGCTGCCGTGCGAGCCGCTCCTCGTCACGGTTGGCGAGATAGGTTGCGCCGTCGAACGTGTCCATCGCCATTCCTCCGCCGGCTTGAGAGCGCGCCGAGGCCGGCGCTGTTCCGCGTGAACCACCCGCGACAGCCCCGACGCGAGGCACCTCACGCCTCCTGCCACTTGTCGATCCGCTCCTGCTCGGCGATCTCGCGCTTGACACCTTGCGCCACGCGCTGCACGCGGCACCTGCGCGCGAGGGCGATGGTGCACTCGACGGCATGGCCGAATCGCCATGCTGCTGCGGTCGGATTCCCCGCGATACCACTCGCAATCATCACGCGCCACATCCGCGCGATCTCGGCGTGCTGTGTCGCGTACCAGTAAGCCCGTCGGCTGTCCATGTCGGCCTCCTCGTGCAGACCCATCCCGGCCGTGGTGCCCTATGATACCTCTTGGTGGTTGGCTGTCAAGTGGCGAGCCGAAGGCGAGACCATCTCCTGGCGAGCCGAAGGCGAGACCATCCCCCTAGTCGCTGCCCGCAGAATCGCCCTGCGCGAACGGGCAAGCTGCTCCTCGGCAGCGATGCGCTCCTTCCTCGCCTTGAACCGGAAGATCCAGTTCTTCGCCAGCAGCTCGCAGATTGCGCGGCCCCCGTAGCGCCTGTACGCCCACGAGGCCGAGACCATGCCCTCCTTGCACGGGCACAGCGCGCTCTTGCACTTGCCGCACGAGGAGTGCGCCCTGGCTTGCAGGCCGGTGCCCAGATCCACGAGGAAGGGCATGTCATGGGTCTCCCACGTTGCGGTCGCGCATCCTGGCGATGCCGGCGAGGTGCGCGTTGCCCTCGGCCCAGGCGTGAGCAGCGCCCTCGAGCCAGGCCCCGCGCAGTTCGTCGGCGATGAGCCTGGCGAAGTCCTTGCGGGTGATCTCGCCGCGCAGCAGGTCGTCGAGCGGCTTGGCGGTGATGGTCTCGGCGTGCTCGCGCGCGTAGAGCCTCGCGTGGTCGGTCTCGGTCATGTCTTTCGCTCCGTTGGTTCGGGCCGTGTGATCCGCTTCCACAGATCGGCGAGCGTCTCGCCACGGAGAGCGGACGCCATCCGCGTGCAGCCGTCGCAGCAGATCATCAGCGGCTCGCCGCTGCTGTGGATGGTGAACTTCCGCGAGCCGCACGAGCCGCAGGTGTAGGTGGTCTCTGGTTCGGTCATGTTCGATCCTCACCGAGAGAATCGCGCTATAAGCGAAACGGACGGAGAATCATCATCGTCGGGAACAGCGTTCTCGCCATGCGCGTGGCATGATCGAGACGCCGATAGCCCTCAGCGGAATCCGCCACGATCTTGTCGTTGCGATCAGACCAGACTCGCCAGCGCCAGTCGCAGTCCTTGCTGCGGTAGACTTCGACGCTGTATTTTTCCAAGCGCGCGGCCTTCTTCTTCGTCGGCATGATCTTCTCCTGATCGCTGGCGGTTACTTGCCGCGGGCATACTTGACGCCAGCGAGGAAGGCGTCGCGGGCCTCATCGAGGCAGAGCTTGCCGACGACTTCTGTGGGCGGGCTGGCTCGCTCGCGCGCATACTTGGCGGCTGCATCCACGTCGCGCGTGGTCAGCAGGCCGGCCGGTGGGTCCTTCGGACTCTCCATCGCCTCGGCGGCCTTGCCATCTGCCGCGGCCAGGGCCACGCCGAGCAGGGCGTGGAACTCGCGGGCGCGCCATAGGCTATCACTGGGGGCGGTTACGATGATGGGCGGTTGCCATGTCACGGACGGCGGGCCGCCATCGCGCCGCCAGACCGAAACGCTGGTATTCCCGTCTCCGCTCACGAACCGCTCCTCCGTCGTAATCGTCTTCTTCATCGTGCGTCCTCCTTCTTTT